TGTGACAGCGTTCTCTCTGCCTTCTGGTATGTAATCTAAAATATTCAACTTAACTCACTCCCTTTGTATATTTTCATCCAATCATCAAGTGTCATTGTTACCAACCATTCACAGCGGTCTTTCCTGTGAAATACTGTCGGCATATCTCCGTTCTTGGCATCTGCTTTCGCTTGTGCTATCGCATCATATATATTAAGTCTCTCGACTCTCTTACATTCAATGTGGATATTGGGAAGTCCTATAACGTCTGCATCACCGTTTGAACCGCAATACTGTTGTCCTCTCCTGCAATCATATCCATGTTCTTTTAGCTTGGAAGAAAGTTCTCTTTCTCCCCTTGCTCCTTTTTGCTTACTATTCATCAAATCACCATTTTCAAGGTTGGGAAGGGTGGCTAGTCCCTCCCCTACAATTACATCATGGCATAAATTAAATACTGTGATATATTATAATTAGCATGATAGTTTCTTTAGGTGTTTCAACCATTAAATCCTAGTTTAACTATATTTTTTATATTTCAAATTCTCTAACTTCCATCCTGGATAAAAGCCTTTTAAATATTCTTCAATTATCCCTAACATTTCACTTCTTAAACTCTCGCAACCATTATCTAAGTTATGGTGATGATATTGGCAAATCAGCACTCCGTTTTCTTCAATACCTAGTCCACCTTGTGATTTATTTATGTAATGCGCAATCGATAGAATCTGTTGCTGAAATGAATCTATTTTGTCCATGCGATAGCCAATTTTACAAAATATGCAACACTCGTCACGATCAGCAATTTTATTCATGGTGGCTTTTGAAAATTGAAGAGCTTTAGTTCTCCTATTCATCTCAAACTTCCCCTAACAATTCACTAAAATGGATTGGTTTTTCCAATACTTTAATGTGTTTGCAGTAATCACATAAACCGCAACCAATAGAATCCACATCACCATTTTTAAGAGCAACTATTTTAGGTGTGTTCTGTTCTACTTCAATAAGTTTTTCTTTTAGGTGTTCGTCTGGAATCCAAATCAATTCAATGTCCGGTTCTTTCTCTTTAGAAGCTGCAGCTATAAAAAAAGGTAATCTCTTTCCGGTATTTCGATATACAACTTCTTGGTATACTGCTCCTTGAATGTCATAACCCCAATACTGTATAAAATCCATATATCCAAAATCCTTAACGTATTCCGCTTTATGTAGTTCTCTCATAATCTTTAGATCAACAATTGCTTTTCCTTCTAAGTAACTATCTATCTTTATTTTCCATTTTGAACCAAACATTTCAGCTTCCATAATCACCTGTTTCTTACCGCTCATAAATTGCATAAATAACTTATCACGTTCAATTCGGTTTATAATTGTTTCTGCGTGCTTATAATCTGCTTTAAGAGAACCTTGTTTAGTGAAAATTTCAGGATTCTGTGCTTTAAATAAATCAAGTGTTCCTTCAAAATGAGCATCTACATAGGAACCAACTAATAACGCGGTGGTCTTCTCTATTTCCCAATCTCCATTGATTTTTGCCAAGGCCTTAGACTCACAGCCTAATTTCCCGAGACTTCCAATAAAATCCTTATACTGAGAAACACCTAAATATTCTTTACTTGCTTCTCGACTAAAGTAATTTTCATTCGTTAATATCATTTTTAACCTCACTTTCTGCAAAAACATCCGGTGCTTGTGGCAATGGTGCTTTTTGAATATCTTCAACTTCACCTTCTACAGATACGCCCATTAATGCATTTGGAATATGTACTCTTGCAAAAAATGCAGATGCTCTGTAAGCTAACATTAACTCAGGCATTGTCTTCCATTTACTACCTGCTTTATTTACCCAGTCTTCTGCTTTTGCCATTGCCATAGTGACCTCAGCACCTCGTACAACCTCATTATTTTCAATTCTTACAGCTTCAAGATAACATCCCCAAGTATCAGTACCTTTTTCACCGGTATAGACGTGGTGAACATTTTTAAATTTTCCGCTACCTTCCACTAATGCAGTGCAGGCTTGTCCACTCCACGAAGGCTTTCCTCTTACTACGTAAAGGTTTTGCATAACCATCATCGGACTAATTCCCATACGATTTGCCATGTCAACTGCAATTGTGCAATCCATTGGTTTGCCTTGATATGCTTGAGGCACTAAAGAAGAAGTTGCAAACATTTTACCTATATCGTATATCTCTTTAAAATTTTCTAATGTAGAAAATACACCTGTACTTAGTTCATGTTTTTGTTCTTGCATTACAATTTCATTTTCCATTATTTATTACCTCCGAAATTTCACGTTTATGTTTTTCTAAAATATTAAGTATGTAACTTACAACGTTTGGATCATCTTCTTTGCATTTTATGCTTTCTAGCATAATGCGGTTATCTTTTATGAAAAAAATAGCTTTATCAACTTTTGACACCTCAACCCCTCCTATAGTTCAACAACTGTCAAATCTTCATCGTCCGTGGTTCTTGTTGCTATAAATTGCAATCCTTTTGACTTGCATTTTTTATATAATTGCTGTCTTAAACCGGTTGCTAATTTTTCAACTCCGTCAATAAGGATAATGCTCAATCCGTTAGGCTTTTGGATTGCTACATCAATACACAAGTCAAGCTTTTCACCCTCAGAAAGATTAGAAACTGGCAACCCATTTATTAATGGAATTCCATTTTCTACAGTCAACCCTTTTATTGGGATGCTGCAATTTGTTAAAATTTCACCAGGTAATTCCCTAGCTTTTTCAATTCTTCTTGTGAATTCGCTTGACTGCTCTTGCATTTCTTCGACTTCAACTTGAAGGTTGACCATTCTCTTATACTCATTGACGTGTGACTTCATTTCTTCTATTTGTCTGGCTTTATTATTTAGCTCTGTAGTGTCCTTAAGTTCTTTCCCTACATATTGTCCATACTCTTCTACTTCGGCTTCAAATTTAGCTATATTGGCAAGGTAAGTCTGTTCTGCGATTTCAAGCTTGTCCTTTTTTTGAGAATCAAGCATATCTCGTTCTTGCTCTAAGCTTTTAATCTGTGCTTGTAACTTCTGAATATCAGAATTAATTTGTGTTTTTCTTGTACTGGACTCTCTTTCAATAGCTGCTTTCTCAATTTCTCTATCAGCTTCAAATTTACGAACCTTGTTATTTTTGTTTTCAATCACAGCTAAAGCTTTTTCGATTGTTTGATTTTCTTTTTGTATCCGCTCAATTTCTCGATATATATCCCCAACATTGGAATTTTCCCAAGTTTCAACTTGATAACCTACAGGAATTGATTCCCCAATCTCTTCAATGAATGCGGTTTTGTTACGGATATCCCTATTTACATCCTGTCTTCTCTTGTAGTACTCACCATTTTCTGATTGAATATCGTTAAGAATGGCTAGAATGTTCTGCTCGTAATTTACCCAGTCAGGAATTTCTCCGAACCATTCTTTGATTTTCCCTAAATCCCAATCGTACTCAATCATATCCAAGATAATAGCATTTTGCTGTTTCTTATCCATTTCCATAAATTCAACCGGATTAAGCTGCAGTGTTGTAAAAATATCTTTTAAAAATTTTTCTGGACTTCCCACTTCCATGCCATTTTGCTTAATTGACTTGTAGTCAGCTTTATTTGTTCTAGCCTTTCGGTCAATTACTAATCCGTTATCAGTTTCAACAAGAATTTCGCCTTCTGTTTCTCCGTTTCTTACTATGTAATCTCTATCGCTCTTATTTGTAAGCGCATATCGTATGGCATCTATAACAGATGTTTTCCCGGTTCCATTCTTGCCAGATAGTTCAATCGATTTACCGTCTGCTTCATATTCTTTTATTCCAAATAAATTCTTGATTTTAATTTTTACTATATTCATTGTTTTATCCTTTTCCTTTCAACTCTTTATGAAATCTCTTTAGCCACTGATCCAGTTATTGCATCAGCGTCAAGTTTAAGATGTTCGATTACATTATTCACAAAAATACGTTCCGGCTGCTCTGATACAATATTCAAGTTGATTTGATACTGTCTTTTAACTGCTTCTTCCTCTACAATATCTGCAATCATTTCTCCATCTGAATCCATTTCTAATGATTCAACAACATTCATGTAGCCAAGTAAGACCTCTTTTGTATCAGGTGTTATTTTCATTTTAATTTCATGTTTTCCGGCTTCTAAGCCACTAACAAACCAAGCGAAATACATGTGATTATCTGGTTTAATGGTTGATAAATCCCAGTTGGTTTTTGACTCTTTAACTAATGCTCCATTTTTATAAATGTTAATTATTGGGTTGTCTGTGCCTGTATACTGGCTGTCTCCGAAGTTTCGAATTCTAACTCCGATTTTGTACTTGGCAGCCAATAACACTGTCTCTTGAAAATCGACCAATGTAACATCTAAATCACATTTATTTAAAGCAGCCACTCCCTGCATGCGCATTTTAGGTATATCGTTGTACATAATGAAATCTCCTAATACCAACCAACCGTCTGCACGTTGGGTTTCATTTGCAAACATTAATTTTTTACCATTTAATAACGGATTTTCTACGTATAATCCAAGTGAGTATTTTCCGTCTTGTAAATCTAAGTTTGGTAGCGCCCCAGAAAATTCATATTCCTTACCATCTGGTTTTATGGTCCTTAAATCCCAATCTGTCAAATATGTTTTAACTTCGCTTGTTTTATCTAAAATACCTATTTTTACTTTCCAGTCATAATAAAATGGTGCCAAACCTATATTTTTAATTTTTACAATTAAATTTAGACTTCCTTTTGATGCTCTCGCTATGGTGTCAAACGTTGTTTCTGTGATAGTGAAGTCATATCCAAGCATCTGCGAAGCTTTAATGGCTTCTTCTCTTTCCTCATTGGTTTCAAATCCTCCAAAACCGCCTACCAACATCCAAGATGGA